GAAAATAAAGATTGGATAAATATAGACAGACAGCCGAGAAGAGGCTGGGAAATAAAAAGTCATATGGAAATCATAAAATCCACCCTGATGAATTAGCAAGGCAAGCCCATGTCAAAGGACATTTTGCAGCTAAAGAAAGGGAGGATTTTTTTGATGAAGTATATGGTGAGGTTCTAGTTGATTACTTTTTAGAGTGGTTAAGAACAGAATCTCATGAAACAAAGACTCGTGAGTTCCTCTACAGTTCTGCTATGGCACTAGGTAGTGTCAAGGAGAAAATGATAAACTTCGAGATGTATGGTAAAAACATACCACACCTACAGGAGGACAATAATGTATGAAATAAATTATAATCAATTAATCCAAAACTATGATCAGATGATAAATACTCTTGAGTATGATTCAATGAGAAGCGGTGGCAAGGCTAAACTTAATGCTGAAACACTATTTCATTTATATGCTATGAAGGAGAAATATCAATCAAACATGGTCAAACCTGCTAAAAAGGAGGTAAAGAAGAATGGATAAAAATACCGAAGCAACAGTAGACTCTACCCAACCAGATGACTCTACAGCAACGGATAGTCGAACAGAAGAACAAATGCTGGCTGACATTATGGCGAACTCCGAGTTCACTGAATCTCTACCCACTGAGCAAGACGTTCCTGAGTTAGACACGGAAGAAACTGCGGAAGACCCAGATGCAGAGGAATCCGAAATTGAAGAAGTTGAAGAAGAAGTTGAAGAAGAAGAAGAAGAAGCTACAGATGAGGATGATTCGTCTACCCAAGAAGCTGAAGTGTACACTACTGATGACTTAGACTTAGATGCTAAAGTCGCTATTAAAATAGATGGCGAAGAAAAAGAAGTATCTTTTAGTGACCTTATTAAAGGTTATTCTACTGAACAACATCTTTCTAATGAGGGTCGAAAACTTGGCGATGCAAGAAAACAACTTGATGAAGAATACGGAAAAAAGTTCCAAGAAATAAATGAGCTTGGACAGGCTTCTTCAGCAGTGTTGTATCGAGAAGAACAAGCCTTGGCAAAAGAATATCACGATATTGAAGCTCAAATAGATCAAGCTAGAAAAGACGGTGATACGTATGAAGTTAATGAACTTAAAGATAAGCGAGAACAAGCCCAAAAGAACTATTGGAATGCTAGAAATAGTAGAGAACAATTAGTAAGGCAAGTTCAATCACAAGTTCAAGAGCAGACTACTAAACAATGGAATGAGCAATTAGAATACTTTAATAGAGCTATTCCAGAAATGATACCTAATTTTAATGAAAAGACAGCAACTGCAATAAGAGAGTTTGCGATTGCTGAAGGTATACAACCAGAACTTTTAGATACGATAACTGATCCTGTTATAGTTAAGTTTGTAGATGATTACAGACGACTTAAGCAAGGAGTAACTAAAGGCAGTGCTAAAAGAAAAGCATCTGTTATTAAAAAAGCTCCTGTTAGAAAAGCTAAAACTAGGTCTCAAAAAGAGATAGATCAAGAGACTAAAATAAGACAAAGAGCTTTTGCTGAAGATTCTTCTAACGAAGATCAAATGGCGTTTCTTCGAGGACTTGCAGAAAAATCATTAAACTATTAATACCTCGGAGGGTATAAACAAATGGCTACTTTAGGCGTAAGAGCTTCTGGAGGACCACAAGGTCCAGCTAGAGCTACCAGTGCAAACGTCTCTCAAAGAGAAGACCTTGCAAACTTTATTACAATGATAACAAGGGATGAAACTCCTTTTATGTCATCTATTGGCAGTGCAAAAGCAACTGCTATTTATCATGAATGGCAAACAGACAAACTAGAAGTTCCAGGAAACTCAACTATCGGAGAAGGTACAGACTATCTAGAGCCTTCATCTTCTGGTGGTGGAGGAGTAGCAACTGACGGTGCTTTCTTTAATAAATCAGGTCCAAACAGAACCAGACTAGGTAACTACACACAAATCAATGGTAAGACTATTGCTGTGTCAGGAACTAGAAGGGCTGTGGATCAGGCTGGTGTTGCAGATGAATACGCATATCAGTTAAAGAAAAGAGGTACAGAGCTAAGAAGAGACGTTGAGCATGATATGATTCATTCTTTCAACGTATCAGCAGCTGTCGGTGCTCAAAATGGAACTGCAAGAACTGCAGGTGGATATCAAGCTTTTATTAATAGCACAGACACTGTGAACTATGTAGGTGGTTGGGCAGCTCCAGCTACTGCAGGTGATGGTACTGCCGTTGTTAAATCAGCAGCAGCTTCTGCAGCAGCTCCAGCAACTGGTTCTTTATCACTTTCAGAAATTGATTCTGTTATGCAGAAGATTTATGAAGAAGGCGGAAAGGCAACTAAGATTATGATATCACCAAAGTTAAGAAGAGACTTTTCAGACTTAATGATTAGTGATACTGGTGTTGTAAGAAATATAGACGAGAAAGGAAAGCTAAGACAGTCAGTAGACGTATATATGTCAGACTTTGGCGATCTTATGGTTGTACCTAACTATATTATGGGATTAACTAATAACGTTCAGTTCAAGCAAAGTGATGGTTCTACTAATCTTACTTTAGAAACTAACGTTGCTAACTTTTCAGCACTTATCTATGACCCACAGTGGTTTGCTATGGCTTCACTAAGACCTTTAAAAGAGGTTGACGTAGGGCAGAAAGGTGATTCAACTGTTGGTATGATGGTTGAAGAGTCAACTCTAGAAGTACGTAACCCATCAGGTTGTGGTGCTATCTACGGTTTAGCTTAACTATTATTTAAAGGGGAAGTCAACATGGCTTCCCTTTTTTTATATAGGAGTATATAATGCCAAAAACAAAAAAGAAAATTGGTGATGATTTAGTCTCTGGAACTAAAAAATTTTTTAGTAATTTATTTAGTTCGTCTAAAAAGAAAAGACCTGAAGGAAGCAAAAGCCCTTATCAAAAGCTTCAAGAAAAGAAAAAAGCAGATTTAAAGAAAAAAATAGGAAAACAACCTAGTCGAATACAAGATAAAGAGGGCAATGTTAAGTTTGCTGGCGGTGGAGATTCTAAACTTAGAAAATATAACAAAGTAGAAAAACCTATTTCAAGACCTAAGAAACCTGCAATGCCTACACCAAGACCTAAAAGTATAAAAGAAAAAGACTTTGGAATGGGTCAAATGGACGACTTTAAAAAATCTAAAATAAAACAAGGACCACCCCCTCCACCTAAAAAGAAAGCACCTGTAAAAAGAAAAAGCAAAAGCAATATAAGCAATAGCAGTTCTTATGATGCAGACTTTACTAAAAAGGAATTAGAAAAGAGAGGTCTTAAAGCTAAAAACTTTATGTCCAAATCTAATATAGCAAAGACTACTGCAGCTAAAGATAAAAAAGTAGCTAAAGGAATGGACTTTGGTCAAAAGAAAAAGAAAGCAAAAGCACCTATGTATGAAAGTAAAGGTACTAAAGGTGGAGTTAAAATGAAAATGGCTAAAGGCTACAGTGCTGGTGGTCAAATATTTACAGGGAGATAACAACTATGCCAATTGTAATAACACCAATTAAGAAAAAGAAAAAAGATAATATGGGTGAAGAAAAAATTCCAGCTAAAAAAAATATGGGCATGGATTCAATGATGAAGAAAAAGAAAAAGAAAGCACAATACAAATACATGGGCGGTAAAATAGATGATAAAAACTATGCTGGCTGTGGTGCTAACATAATGAGAACTAAATAAGAGGTATTAAAATGCAATATATAGAACATATATCAGCTACTAATGTAGTTACACATGTTCCCGTTACTAGTTGCACCTTTAGAGTTACAGAAGCTGCAACTTCAGTTAGCGGTAATAGTGGCACTAAAGTAGGTGCAACAAGAAAGGTTACACACTTTTCTTTAAACACAGCTAACGGTGGACCAACTGTACCTGCATTAATATTAGGTGCTGGAGTTAAAGCTAGACTTGGTTATTTTAATAACAATGGTCACTTTAATTATATAACAGATGAAAATTAAAGGAGATTGAGGACATGGCAAAGGAAAATGACTTTGTCTTCTCAAGTGCTACTGTAGATCAAAAAGAAGGCATACAAGCTGGTTTTGATCTACAAACAGCTGAATGGGAAGCAAAACAAAACGTAGATCAATACATAGAACATGCTAAGAGCGAAAGAGATAGACAAGAATACTTTGGAAGAAGTAAAGGCGGATATAGAAAGCTAGCTACAATACCAGATATTGTTGCTTTAAAAATACTTCAAGATCACAAGTTAGATCTTCATGATCCAAACTTTATGAATGATCCTAGCAATCTTAAGAAGTTAAAAAGTATTTTAATAACAGAATATCGTGATTTAGTAATAAATACTTAGGAGTAAGATATGGCATTAACATATACTGAACTCACTACGCTAGTAAGGAACTGGTGTAATAGAGATGAAGAAGTGGTTAGCGATGCAATTATTAAAGATTGTTTAAAATATGCTGCAGATAAGGCTTATAGAACACTCCGTGTTCCACCCTTAGAAAATGTAGCAGTATACGAAAAATCTTTATTAGAATCTGCAACTGCTCAAAATCAACTTGGACTCACAACTACCGAATTACAATTACCTTTTGATCTAATAGAATTTATACAAATAAAAGAACTAGATAGTGATAATAAAACAATAAGAGTTTTTAATGAAAAGTTAGATATAAGAACATTTAATGATGTTAATGCAGAAAAATATTCTAATATGAATTACTGGTCAAGACAAAGAAATCTTGTATTTTTAAGTCCAGGATTTAATAATAGAGGACAAGCTAATAGTATAGAATTACTTTATTATAGAAGGCTACCTGCATTAAATGCATTATATGCCGTAACAGTATTAAACTACAATGCTGGTTTTTTAACAACGGTAGGTGCTGGAGCAGGCGTAGATGGCTCTGCATTATTATACTTTAATAGTAATACAAGCACAACAGCATATGCAACACAATCAGATGCACAAGCAGCAGATCCTGCTGGTACAGTAACAAGCACATATTATATAGGAACACTTGTACCTAATTGGCTCAGAGATCAAAATGAAAGAGTATTATTATTTGGTGCTCTTGGAGAGATATTTGCATTTACGCAAGAAGATGATCAAGCTCAAAAATATGGTCAAATGTTTTATAATGAAATAAAAGAATTGAATGATGAAGACGAAAAGAGGAATGCGTCAGGTGGTAATGTTCAAATAAACTTTAACGGAAGAGGGTTAATATAATGACAACTGCAGCAAGACCTGGACAGTTTACAGGTGCAACAGATAACTCATCAAGCGGTGGATTATTTGGTGACACAAAAGTAGACGGTATTCCTGATATAGTAGGAGCAGACGTTTTAGCAGCTCAAACAGCGGCTAGTAATGCAGCAACTAGTGAAACTAATGCGGCTACTA